ATGATGTTAGTGGAAACTAAGCCGGAATTAATTTATCTGAACAAGCAAGATATTATCGACGTAGGTGGCTATAAGTCGCAAATATACGTACAGGCTATAAAACAAGCTCTTAGCCTACACTCAGAAAAGAATTTCAGTCAGCCTCTAAAACCGTATCTCAAAACTAATAAAAAAGATGAGCATATCGCTGATAGAATCATAGCTATGCCGGCCTACTTGGGGGAGCCTGCCATCTCGGGCATCAAGTGGATCGGAAGTAAATTTTCCAATCCTACGAAAAAGAATTTGGAAAGAGCAAGCGCTTTGATTATTTTAAATGATCCTGAAACAAACTTCCCCATCGCTATTTTAGAAGGCAGTGTTATCAGTGCTATGAGAACGGCGGCAGTAACAGTAGTAGCCACTGAATACTTGGCTAAAAAAGACTTCCAGCATTTATCCGTTATAGGTTGTGGATTGATTGCTAAGATGCAAATAAATTCTTTGTTAGAGCAGTTTGACCAGATTAAGAATGTTCACTTGTTTGATTTAGATTTACAAAAGGCTAAAATGTTTGGCAAGGAGATGCAGCAGCGCTTTAGTCATGTTGTATTTCAGATTCATCACTCAGCTCAAAGTGCAGTAGAGAATGCAGAAGTTCTCGTCACGTGCACCGTCACAGACCAGCCGTATATTAAAGCGGACTGGATCAAGAAAGGAACATTTGTCAGTAACATTTCTATTATGGACGTAGAGAAGGAAGCTTTTTTACGGGCAGATAAAGTGGTGGTCGATGACTGGGATCAATCCAATCGTGAGAAAAAAATTATTAATCAGTTAGTATTAGAAGGCAAATTTTCAAAGGAAATGCTTCATGCAGAACTAGGAGATATTATCACCAATAAAAAAGCCGGCCGAGAAACCGATGATGAGATTATTATTTTAAATCCGATGGGGATGGCTATAGAAGATATCTCGTGCGCTTATGAAATTTATAGAAAAGCACGACAAGAAGGAGTAGGTACAGTATTGAGCTTGTATTAAAGGGAAGTAAATAAGCAAGCAGTAGGCTATACGATAAAAAATGATTTTGTAGCGATATAAAAGCACATGGTTTGGCACTAATAGTCAAACGAAGTGCTTTTTTTATTTACCTTATTTCTTTTCCACGTTTTACATATACATGATGTAGAGGTGAAAAGGAGGGATTGTGGATGAACCAGGAGGAACAACGTCAACTGGAATATGCAATTGATGAAATAACAGAAATTGCCAAAGGGTTTGGCTTAGATTTTTATCCTATGCGGTATGAGATATGTCCTGCGGAGATTATTTATACGTTTGGGGCCTATGGCATGCCAACTAGATATTCGCATTGGTCATTTGGTAAGAGAAAGAACCGGACGTATGAAACTTAATCAAAGACATTCCAATATACTGTTGGCTCTGCCTTTTTATTAAGAACCACTTTCTTGATTATTGATCTGATCATTGTTTTTTGTTCCTCAAAAGTAAGGTAATCCCAAGCTTCCCCAATTTGTTTGATAAGGTCTTGAACTTCTCCAGAATCTTTATAATTTGGAGAGGTGTCCTTTAAATCTTCCAAATGAGCCAAGATGGCTTCTTGTTCTTCCTCAAGCGATCTAATACGTCCTCCAACAGCCGATGCTTTAATCGCCCCTGCTTGTATTGCATCATAAAGATTTTCTAATCCCTCATGTACCTTTATTAATTTATCCTCCAACGATTTGATAGCTTCTTCATTTTCTAAATAATCCTCTTTGCTAGTAGAAAAATCTTCAAGTAACATAGGATTTAGTGCAGTTGCTTTTATTTGTTCTATAACAAATTTCTCAACATTTTTTCTATGTTGATACCCTAACGAGCACTTTTCTGTCAATCTGCGGTCTCTAGCTCTAACGTGTTGATGTTTGCAAGCGTAAAACTCGTAAATGGCCTCTCTATTATCAAGGCTTTTTTTGCGGCGAACGTGCACGATTGGACCACCACATTGAGAGCACTCGAGTAATCCTGTTAAAAGATATTCCCCTACAGGAGGTAGTCCACCTCTTCTTTTTGCATTTTCTCTGCGTGCAGCTTCCCAGGTCTCATAATCTATTATTGGTTCATGTTTTCCATCTACAACTACACCGGCATTCTGTAATTTACCAGTATAAGTAATTCTAAATAATATGTTATTTATTTTTGTATGATCGAAATATCTTGATTTGGTTCTAGTTACAGCCCAATCAGAAATGGCAGATAGGGAATCACCACGTATGTACCTTTTGAAAATTTCTTTTACAACTAATGCTTCTTCAGGAATGATTTCAAGTCGTTTCTCCTCTTTGTTCCAACTATAGCCATATGGAATTCGTCCTCCATACCAAAGCCCCTGATTAAAACGCTGTCTTCTACCAAATGTTGTACGTTCAATGATCATATCTCGCTCTAGTTGGGCGAATACAGCCAATATGCCCAGCATTGCTTTCCCTAGTGGGGTAGAAGTATCGAATGGTTCAGTTGCCGATTTAAAAGATACTCCGTTTTTTTCGAATACATCTTCAAGTAGATGTAAGACATCTAATTGTCTCCTTCCTAGACGGTCTAACTTATATACAAGCACTATATTGATCTTTTTTTCTTCTATATTCCGTATTAATCTTTTTAAAGCAGGTCTTTCAATGTTAGTCCCTGTAAATCCATCATCAATATATAAAGTGTAATCTTCCCAACCTTGGGATTTGCAAAAAGCAATTAAACGCTCTTTTTGACCATCTATGGAAAATCCGTGCTGTGATTGTTCCTCTGTACTAACCCTAATATAAATACCAATTCTCATAGTTAACCTCCATTGAAGTAGGATGTATTTTTTCTTTAACTGTAGAGGTATGAATGAACAGTAGAAATAATTAGACTACAGGAAAAACTTTCATGCCATAATATCTAGGTACAATAGAATCGGCTCCTCAAGGGAGGTTGGCTCACTCTCTTTTACCCCTACAGGGAAGGGGGTGAGAATATGGAGGTATATCAAGCGTTATCGCTGATGTTCATGTTTGGCATGTTCATCCTCGCTTTGTTAACCTACTTAAAAAAGAAATGACCTCCCTTGAGCTTGAAAGGCTGGGAGATCATTCTCACTAGTTCTTGAGCCACCCCTTTGAAGGGACAGTCTATTGTATCGACCGTAGGTGTTAGAGCACCTGCGGTCTTTTTTTATTATATGCGTACTTGTACTCTTATAATACCATATTCTAGGTATTTATAAAAAGCATTCCAACAATATAAATTCTATTATTAAGAAATGTTCAATAAAATTAATTAAGTTTGACTTTTTTTTACATTGTGGTAATATTTAGCGGGGATGAAAATTACAAATATTAGAAGGTGATATGATGTTTGCAAAAAAAGGGATTTATTACTTTTTTTTAGCTTGTTATATACTTGCATTTTCACTGATATTAATCTCATGTGACGATAAAAAAAATTCGGTAGTTCTTGATAGCAATAAATTTAACAACATGTATGAGAATATTAAAAATAATTTTAAACCAGAAGGGTATATTGAAATTACTGATGATTGGAAAATTTCAACTATGGTTCCAACACTAGTGGGAGAATCTGAAAAGCAGCATGATGTATTTCAAGAAAATAATAAAACTTTAGTATATAAAAACGAAAAAGAAGGAATTATTGTTCAAATGGGTTTAACGCCTAGTAACACCGAAGCGTTTGAGTGGAAAAACGCAATTAGATATGCACCGAATTTTTATAACTCTCAAAAAAAAGATTATGGGATCTCAGATCATTATAGTGATGTGTATCCCAATACCGAGGTTAATACCTATGTTTTCACCGGAAAAGGGCTGAATTTAAGCATAGTTTCTATTTCAGACAAAATAAAAGTACCAAATGGAATTGACCTTTCTGGTGATTTCCTCAATTCTTTCATGGAGTTTTTAAGTAAACAACCTTAACTATGGTTTTATAGCAAAATTGGCTATGAAATATATAATTTATTTTTAGGAGGATTATTTTTATGAAGAAGAGTAAGGTATTACCATTATTGGCTTTAGGGGTGGCTTTATTATCAACTAATGTAACCTCTACTGTATTTGCAGAAGACATTACTACCTATGAAAAAGATAGTAATCATCCAGATAAATATCGTGAGGTGGGCTCTTACAGTGAACCAGAGTCTACTAGAGTGAAGAGAGATACTGGTATTACATATTATGCGAACGGGTATGTTGATGGTACAGCTAAAGCAGAATATTATAAAGATGATAAAAGATTTAAATTGATTCACAAAGAATATGTAAGCTTTGTTAAAGGGGTTAAAATTAAGCATGAATATACTTCGAATGTTAAAGAAGTTGTTGAAAGTGAACATAATTTTAAAGGTGGTGTAGAATTTCCAATCAAGGTAGTAAAAGCGGATTTAGGATACGAGTATGTCTCCAAAGTAACTCATGTAATTGAAAAAGGGCAAAAACTGAATGCCGAGTTTGATGAACCAGGAGAATATGTTGTAAATATATATGCAGTAGGAAAAGTATACGATATTACTGCTGATTGGAAGGCAGTTAAATACCCTAATAATAAAACTACTGTTCGTGACAGACATATTGGTAGAATCACAGTTCCAACTGAGTTCCGTCATACTCAAGTTATTTTAGATAATTAAATGTAAAAGGGCTGGATTAACAATGATTTTCTCTAAAAAAAGAAAATGATCTCCTTTAGCTAACGAGCTAGGAGATCATCTTCAAGTAAATTTGACCCATTTTGAAACGTTGACCGTAGGTGTTGGTAGCACTTACGGTCTTTTTTATTATACCACGAACTAATTATTCCTGTTAGACAATAGAATTTGCAATCTCATAGCGCTCATATATAAAGGTCACGATGGTACTAAAGCAGAAGGTAATATTGTAATCATCGCTCGAAAATAAATTAAGGTAAAAGCCGGCTGCTTAAAGTTGCAGTCGGCTTTCTTTATGAGATTCTTTAGATTTAGACAAAATTGCAATAAACGAAAACCAGCCTTTAACAAATACAAATCCAATCACACCACCTATTACATTCAGGATGATATCGTCGATTTCAAAGAAGCCAGCTTGAGTTATTATTTTAACTGAATTCATTAAAAAGCTAAGGATCAGGGTAAACAAAAAGGTTCTAAGCATATTGTTTATAGAACTGAATAACAGAGGTATAAGAATCCCAATAGGAATGTAAAGCAAAATCTTCCCTAGTAATTCATAGCGACTAAAATATTCAAAGTTTGTAAAGAAATCTATGATTTTTTCAAACGGCATCAATCTTATTCCAAAGTAATCGCTATGCAAACGCTCAGTGCTTAGATAAATATACAGTAGATAAAGGGGCAGGAAAAAGAAAAACGTGTTATACAGGAGTGTATTCTTTTTAATCATCGTAATAGAACGCCTCCTTAACGTAATTAATTAAAAAACAAATCTTACATATAAGGAAAAGTATACCAAAAGATTAAGTGCAACTCCAATTAGAGGGAATAGTTAATTTAATATTTTAGTTAGTGTCCCATAAAAAACGTTTTTTTGAAATTCTGGGAATCTACTTGGATTTTTTTGATTAACTGTTATAATTTTCTTATTACAATAGATCGGTACTCCTCGTTGGCGGTCGGCTCATCCCCAAAAGGAAGGGGGTGGGCGAATGGTAATTACTCACGAAACTCTTTCTTTATTGTTCCAGTTTGGAGGCTTTATTGTGGCCTTGCTGGGATTAGTCGTGACAATAGTCGTTGCCTTGACCAAAAAAAAGTAAGACCGCCATCGAGCCCTCAGAAGCTTTAGCGGTCTTACTATCTTAGAATTCCATATGAGCCGCCCCATTGGGGACAGTCTATTGTATAGACTGTAGGTGCGCCAACACCTACGGTCTTTTTAATTATAAGCAAGGTGATTTAAAAATATTCAGTTGATACGTTTTTCGTATCAATACTTTTATTATAAACGTATTAGAAAAAACCGCAACAGTAAAGTTAGGTGTGATTTTCTTCTACCTGTTATTCAAACAGCTTCCAATAAAATCATGATATATTTTTATACATTTAGTTAATTGAGAATACAACATAAAATATATCACAAAAACGGCATAGTCCATTCCCTGATATATTTTAAATTAAATGGAAATTATTTATTTTTACCAAAAAATCTATCGAAACATACAAATAAATGATGAAACTCTTCGTGATATAGACACTTTCAAGAACATATGTTCTATTTTAATTAACAAAAAAAGTCAAATATGTAAGTGTTAATTTCTACTCACTTATTTGAGCTCTTTGTAACGCAAGTCTAATTACAAGTCCAGTCAAACCGACAGTATAAAAGGTAGCAAATAGAAAGATAAATACTTCTAAAAAGAAAGAGCTTAACAATAACAAATCAAATTGGAGGATTATAAAAACATATATAAAAATACAAATGACAATACTTATTGCCCATAGAACTACTGCAAACCAAAAAGGTAATAAAAACATTTGTAAGACTTTTTCTTTTAACATTAAAGGGAGTAATGATTGATGAAATAATGTTAAAGTCAGTGTTAAAGCAGCTATTACAATCCCAAAAATACCAGCTGAAGCTCCTAATAGAACTCCAGCTAAAGTATTTGCTAAATTTAAAATATCTTTGCTCAAGTTATCACTACTACAAAATAGAAGGACAAAAAGAATTAATGTAATAATTAGAGACCAAACCCAAGACCAATTTTTATAAATGTCATCCCCTACTGATTTAATAAGGCCTCGAAAAGTGGTTTCATCAAATTTTATAGAAACATCAATTTTATCCTTTGACACTTTTTCACCTTCTTACATATTCTTTTTTATTACATTAAGAATAAAAGTAACTAATTTGGAACGCAAGCGAACAGGCTCATCTTCCGTTACGTTAATTCTCCGAATTGAATTCTCGGAGGAAAAATTACGAGGTTTTTTATCTATGTAATTCTTAGTTTTACCTTTTCGTATAGTTTCGTCAAATCCTTTAATTTTTATTTCACCATAACCAGATTCGACTAGCTGGATACCATACTCTATATAAGTTGTTAGTTTTTTTCCTAAAGTAGTGTTTGATGACTCATGTTTCTCATGAGTTGAAGTATCTGAATGTTGATCAGTTGTAGATGTATCTTTTTCTGAATCATTTTTGAAATCTAATTGTTCTTCTATGATCTCTACTCCATCTTTATTAGTCATTTTTATATCTAATGATTTTAGTCTGTTTTGATGAATCATTTTTTGATAAAGGTTGAAGGATTTTCTTCTCCCGGGATTCGGATGAATAAGATGGAATTGAATTTGTGTAACTTTCTGGATAGATAGTAACTCTTTTCGAATAAATTGGTCTTCTGTGATTGACTTAATAATAACTTCACCAATTACAGGATTTTGACTTAATAAGTAGGTAAACAGATTAAGAAATTCTTTTACAGAAATAGAAGAGGTACTTTCATGAGCTAAGATTTCACTCTCAAGATCATAAATAAAAAAAGCAGTATAAGCTAATTCATGTTCAGATATTACGTTAGTCGTGACTGTATCAATTCGTACTTTTAATTGCTTGTATTTTGATTTGGTTACATTTCCAAAAATAATTTTTCTTCCTTGATGGATTATTTGATTTATGTCAGTAAAAGTCCAATTCCAAGATTTTAGCTTTATTGTTTTTGATTCCATAATAGTTTTTGGAATTTCATATTCAATAATTTTGTCTAAATCTTGACTAAAAATATTTTCATGTACATTTATTTTAGCAGCGTAAAAAGTACGTTTAGCCATTTCATATGCTCCTTTAAATTTAATTAAATTATACTGTGTCTAAAGCGATTAATAAGGTAAAAACTTTAGAAAATATAAATGACGACATAAAAATACCTACAGATTGATGAATATGTAGGTATAAACTATCAGATTTTTCTTGTTAATTTTATAGAGTAATCTGGGTCAGAAATACCCCCTTCTCCGATTACAAGTAACATTAGGTTGGTTTTGGAGAGGATTTAATGTGTAAAAGATTCAGGTTGAAACAAAACACTTTCCTAATAATACCATATTATAGGAATTTAGTAACATCATATATCATTTAATTGATATAAAATTAATGAATATTTAGGTGGATTGGAAGTATCTGGAAGGGTAAAATGTTAATTGAAGTGAAAAAATCAGCATCGGGGAAATGTTATGGATATTTTGTTATATCTGGTGTTTGGTGTGCTGGACCAAATGGCTGTCATGATTATTGCTTTTAAGATGTTCCGTTTTCCTGTTTTAAGCTATATAAGAGATTTTTTACTAATTGCAAGTGTTTTATCACTAATCTCTTATTTTAATAGGTTTATACTGGATATTCCTCAATACGATACCGGTATACAGTACATAGCACTAGTTATATTCTTTAGACGATTGTTAGAGTTTAGATTATACGAGGCTACATTGGTTACAGCTGCAGGATGCATAGCCTTTACAGGAATACAATTTATAGCACTTTCCTTGCTTTTAAAAACCAGTTTGGTATCTCTTAATGATCTAGGGCAATTTACAGAACTAGGAACGTTTATCATACAGTTTGTTGCAGATGCTTTAGTAGTGCTGGTTGCGTGGTTGCTGAAAGTTTTAAATCTAGGCTATAGTTTCATTTCTCAGCCTCCGCATAGCATGACTTACAAGCAAGAAATGAACAAGTTACCATTCTTATTAATCTTAGCAGTAGGGCTGTCAGTATTTGCTTTAACAACAGTTTTATATGTATTGATCATGAGCCAAGCTAATACATTTATTATATTGGGATATGTATTGATTCCACTTGCTATTTTATTATGGCTACTAAGGAAACGGGATTACTTATGATTGAAAAAATGTCGAAGAAAATTGCTATATTAATTAATAGAACAGATCCTGCTCAAACAAGCAGTGTTGCTGTATTAACCTATTCTATATCTGTGACCATAAATTTTATTGTGGTATTGATGTTTTCAATTTTGTTTGGTTATCTATTGGGAAAATTGGCTGATACAATGATGGCTTTATTTTCTTTTATGATACTGAGATCCTTTTCAGGAGGGTATCATTTCAAATCGTTAGATGGATGTGCAGAAGTTACAGTAGCTATCATGTCTATTATTCCGCACATTCCTATGAGACCTATAGTTACTATTGCATTAACTGCAATTTCAATGATTCTGGTACTGTTACTGGCTCCAAATAATGTGTACGACGAAGTAAGAATACCTAAGGAGAGGCATTTATTTCTAAAGGTAATGTCACTTCTGATTATTTGTTTTAATTTTATTCTTTATTCTCCAATATTATCTTTGTCGTTCTTTGTTCAATCTATTTTATTACTCCCTAAAAAGGAGGTGACATCATGATGAAAAGCAAAACGGCAATTACACTATCTGAAATTTTTTCTGCACTTGCAGGTGTATATGTAGTTAGTTTCAAGTTTACGATTGGTAGCCCTGAGGTACCAACAGAATTAAAAAATAAGTGAGTGTAATCTATGACAATGTTTTCGGGTATTCGTTTTGGAACCAATGACATTGAAGAGTTTAGCATTGAAGAGGTCAATAAGGTCGACCTCTTCAGACCCAAAAATTCGAAAAATGGTATATTGCAATACCACACCAATAATGGAAAATTTCTCGGACTATCAACCCTTGAGGATGTTTGGCAAAATTGGGGAAAGTTCGGTTTTATGCAGTTAGATCCCGTAAATGTGGTAAATCTATACGCAATAAAATATATAGTAGATGATTCATTTTCAATACGAGCATATTTTGAAGATGGGACATATGCTACAGTACCAAGGCCAAAATATAAGCAAATTGAACACTTGGGAATACCAAAAAGGGATCATCCAGATTAAATCGGATGACCCCTTTTTGGTATTTTAGGAATAGTATTATAATTTCTGTAGATTGGGATGTCAAGATAAATCGTCCCGGGTCAATTGTTGTACAAAAATCGCAAAATTCGACAAAAAATTCATTTGTTAAGTGATACCATTTTTTACAGAAATAAAATTTTAGTAAAGAAATATCTAAAACCACTTTATCACTCAAGATAGACTTTTAATACGAAGGGAGATCATTCGATGGTAGATTCTAAACAAATAAAAACCTCTAATTTAACCCAACAGGAAGTGGAGTGGGTTAAGGTGGTTCTTAAGTGTCAGGATGATGATCCCAAAGCTAAGGAATTGATTGAGAAAATAAAAAAAAGCCGTTCGCTATGGTATTATCCCCTTTGAGTAGACAGTGTAAAAAGCCCGCCCACCTGACGGTGGGTGGTACACTCTACTTGGAGGGGATTTCCTATGGCTAAAAAAGGTCAAAAATTCAAACGTTATTCCGAGGAGTTTAAGCTGAAGGCTGTAAATTTGTATCAAGAAAAAGGGATGTCTTATAAAGCGATAACTAAAGCATTAGGAATACCAAGTTCAACTCAGGTTAAGCAGTGGGTTCGAAAGTTCAATAGCGGAGAAGGGGTTATGGATAAACGAGGGAAGAGCCGTTCTGGTGACCACCCTTTTATTGGTCGTCCACGCACCAAATTTGCTACTGTGGAAGAAGAAAGAGATTATCTTAAAGCGCAGGTAGAATACCTAAAAAAGCGCAATCCGAATCTGCATCTGGGGGGAAGGTATGGAAAGTAAATCGGTTTTTAATCATAAATGAGCTACGTAAAAAATATCCCCTTACTTGGTTAGTGGAAATTGCGAGAGTGTCTCGATCCGGTTACTACAAATGGCTCAACGCAAAAGGAAAACCATCATTGAGACAAGAGCAGAATCAAAATCTGAAGGAACATCTAATAGCGATCCACCAAGCTCATCCATACTTCGGATATCCAAGAATGCAAATTGCATTAAGAAAGAAAGGATGGAATGTGAATCACAAACGAGTATACCGGTTGATGAAGGAGCTAAACCTTCGGTCTATTATCCGAAAGAAGAGACGTTATTTTGGTAAAACAGTATCTGTTATTCATCCTAATTTACTTAACCGTAAGTTTAAAACGGACAAGCCAAATCACTTGTTTGTAACAGATATCACCTTTGTATCGTTTCAAAATCGATTTTACTATCTCTCAGTCATCCAGGATCTCTATAACAACGAAGTTGTTAGTTGGAAGATTTCTCATCGAAATGACTTACAGCTCGTATTGGATACTGTGGAACAACTGAGCAAAAAAAGAGACGTGCAGGAAGCGATCCTGCATTCTGATCAGGGTTTCCAGTACACGTCTAAGCAGTACAATAAGCTAATAAAGGAACTTGGCATAAAAGGCAGCCACTCTCGCAAAGGAAACTGCCTCGATAACGCCTGCATTGAATCCTTTTTTTCGCATCTCAAAACCGAGACATTGTACTTTTCTGAGTGTAAAACAGAAGAAGAACTCTTTCAAGCCATAAAAAAATACATATGGTTTTATAACCATGAACGATTCCAGAAAAAATTAAACCAGTGTGCTCCGGTGGAATACCGAAACACACTGGCTGCTTAGGCTTTTTTAATACTGTCTACTTGACAGGGGTAAGACCACTATTTATTAGTTGAACGGTTTTTTGCTTTTAAACCCTCAGTAAAAATTCTTGCTTGGTTAATAATAATAGTTCTTTCCTCAGGTGGAAGCTGCATGAGGTCATCAAGTAATTCTTTGATTTCACCTGTTACGGTAGGGTCTTTAGTATAATCATAATTTTCTTCCTGTCTTCCTAACAAGTAATCAATCTTGACATTAAAAAAGTCAGCTAATTTTTGGAGGGTTTCATTATCTGGTTCTCGCTTATTTTGCTCATACATTGCATATGTAGTACGTGCAATACCAATTTTCAATGCGACATCTTCCTGACGCAAATTCCTTCTAATCCTTTGTTCTTTTAAGCGCTGACCTAACATATAAAGCACCTCCCATATTGTAATTATAGCTACACAAAGAGTGACATTAAATTCATGTCACGAAAAGTGTAATTAATCATTGATATGTCACGTGGTGTGTATTAAATTAGTAATTGAGATACACGATTCGTGACATTGCGGGAGGTGAACTATGAGACATTGGATGATTAAGAAACGTGTTGAACTCAATTTTACACAAGAACAAGTCGCTAACAGAGCTGATATTGCAAGAACAACTTATGCAATGATAGAACAAGAAAATCGTAGGCCAAGTGTTAATGTTGCTAAGAAAATAGCAAGAGTATTAGGAGTAGATTGGACAATTTTTTTTGAAGAGAAATATCACGATTCGCGTCATGGAACACAAAAACTAGCTTGAAAGCAGTTAAGGCTTCAAAGAAATACAAAGAGAACCGACCTATCGTAATCACATCCATTGAGACGCATTTCTCCATAAATAACAACGGATAGGACAAACTTCCCCACTCATACACATAGATACAGGGAGGGATAGAGATGATCGTTAGAAATTTTCCGCCAGAGGTTAACAAACTTGTGCACCAACTCTGCTGGAACGCCATCCAAAGGGCTAAACGAAATGGTACATATAAGCCCCCTGTAAAAGAAGAGAGCAGAGAAATTCAACAAGAAGTGACTGAAAATAATGCAGTTATTGCTTAACGCCCAGTATGGGCGTGATGGACAAGCTTTAAAAAGCCCCAGGTAAGCGCCTGAGGGAGAGCATGATGAAAGATGAACAAAATTCAATCATACATGACAAATATATCCAATAGGAGTGAGAACAAATGCCGAACATAGGATACGCCCGTCAACAGATAGGTCTTTACCTTAAACATTTTCGAATAAATAGCATGCAACCTAGTGTTCGGACTCAGGTTGCTCTGGGAATAGCCCTTGGAATCGATCAAAAAAGGGTAAGCAATATTGAATGTGGGTACGACGAACCTTCTATAAAACTAGCTGCCAAATGGTGCGAGATAACTGGATGGTATGAAGGATGGGATATGTTAACGCACATGTATCGACTTGATCCGTTTTCTCTTGCTCCAGTTGATCCAATTTTAAACCAAGACGTTTCAGATGCGATTTTAAACCTAAAAAAGCGTGATAGAGGCAGGAGAAGCAATTGGAGCTTTAGAGAAAGAGGAACCAAAGTTGAAAAGAATGGAGCTTAAAGGCGTTAGGCCTATGAGCATGTCTATGCAGAATCATCAAAAGCAGCTTATCGACTTAATACCTGCCGTTAAAACATTATTTTATTCCTTACAACGTTCTGGAAGAGCAAACATGGGAGAGGTTGGTTCTATGTGGAATAACGAGGCATTTCGGAATATGTAGCAATGCCTAAGGTAGAGGACCTTAAAACAAATATGGCGCTGTAGAGGAGGTGAGAAGATGAAAGAAATGCTGGATGGTCTGGATGAAGAGGAGTTGTATCACATCATAAATGGGATGCTGGATCTTTCTAAGATTAGTCTCAGAAATGGAGACACAGTTGATGCCAAGAAGAAGGAAATCATAGCTAAGAAGGTATCGGATATCAGGATAGCACGTCAGCATGAGCAAGCTAAACGAATCCTGGATAAGGAGGAAAAAAGGTGAGTATTGAGACTGCTAAACGAAGATTCTTGTTTTATCAGAGACTAATGGTCACAGCTAAAACAGATGGAGACACAGTTGCCTATGAAATCTATAAAGAGATTACTCGTGAGTTAGAAAAAACGATTAGAGAGCATGAAAAAACCGCCTGCGGCAAACAGACGGCATCTTAAAACATTTAACTATTTATTAGGATAGCAAAATAGCTATTTATAAACAAGGAGGAATATTCATGATCAGTTTAGATGATTTTGCAGAAGGAGCAGTGGCAGAAGCTTTTCGTATTGAGTTATCAAAAGTTCTTGCTAATATCGCTGATCCCAATACAGATGCTAATAAGGTCAGAAAGCTTTCTATCACAGTTGCTATCAAGGCTGATGAAAAACGAGATATTGCTGCTGTACAGGTACAAACCAAATCAACCTTGATTCCTGCAAGACCAATAGAAACTAAGTTAATCATGGATTATGACAACAATGGACAAGTCATTGGGCGCTGAATTGAAATCAGGCATGAAAGGTCAGACCTATATAACGCCTGATGGTGAAATTGCTGATGATAAAGGGAATGTAATTACAGATAACGTGGTTAGTTTTAAATAAAAATTGATATAGAGGAGTGTTTTGAATGTTGAAAAGTGCATTGGAATATTTAATCGGGTTAGGCAACGTAGAAATTCAGGATATTGGTGGACAAGCTTTTTCTACTCAGAAACTGCACCATGTTACGGCATCGGTTCCAGATCACATCCCAGTAAATAGCTTATCAGGGTTAATCGAATACATTAAATCAAGTTTTGACGGAGATAAAGAACTGATGGTTCATGTTGTTTCACCAACAGAAGTACAATGCTTCACTACATTTAATCGAGATTATCAAAGAAACTTCATGATTTGTGCAAAGGCAATGATTCCTCAATTTAGATTTGACAATTGGTATGATCCAGAAAATTTTAACATCAAATTACAATCTTGCTTTGTGGCTAATGAGGATAGAGACATTATGTTAAAGGTCGTTGGCAACATCAAGGAGGAAAGTGTAAACACCGTTGGTGACGATGGAGTTTCCCAAGCTGTGGTAGCTAAAACAGGTGTGGCAACTGTAGCAAATGTAAAAGTGCCTAACCCAGTATTACTTAAACCATACCGTACTTTTGTCGAAGTTGATCAACCAGAGAGTGATTTTATCTTCCGTATGAAATCTGGGCCAAGTTGCGCTTTGTTTGAAGCTGATGGAGGAGCGTGGAAGCTAGAAGCTATGAGAAATATTAAAGAATTTTTAGCAGAAAACCTACAAGAACAAGTGGAAACTCAAAAGGTAGTAATCATTGCTTAAAAAATAAAAAAATCCCCTGCTACCAACAGGGGATCCCGAAACAAAAATTTGTACCTCTACAATACCAAATAATCGGAGGTTGGACAAGCATGGAACGAAATATCAGAACCGTTCAAATGGAACTAAATGAACAAAATCGTGCTATCGAGCGCTTGTATACAGAAATTAGATCAACGGATGAAGACATGCGAGCTTTAGAAGAAAAGTTAAACAAGATCGGCAGAGAGCTTGCTGAAATGGAATCAACAAGAAGTGGTTTACAGGAAGAGTTACGGCGCCGTGAAGATTATGTAGCAGCCTTAGTACGGGAGGGAAAACATTATGCCAGCATTGCTTGATTTTCCGCAGTATGTGGAACGTACTGAACCAATAAGACAACGTTATAGAAGACGTGGAAATACGGCTTTCCACGAGCAAGCAGATTATTTGTTCAGACATTTAGACAGTCATATCGAGGAAATGTTGTACCTAAGAGACACGCTTGCAGATCGTTCTATGCATGAAAATAGACAAGCTGTTAAAGAACTTACAGAGCAACTCCTGAGTGGACTAGGGGAATGAGGCACACTTTTCCACTGCTTGAGATATATCGAGCTTTAAATGATAAACAAACATTAAAACGGTTTGCAATTGCATACATGCAACGGAATTTCCCGAATTGGAAGCCAGTCCAAATTATCAGTAATAAAGTACTTGCTGAATATATTGGACTTGGCGAGAAAGGGTGAATGAAATGTTAGCCCAACGCTTAGTAGATACAAAGAATATGGGATATGAGGAATGGCTTGAATATCGGCGTCTAGGCATCGGTGGTTCTGATGTAGCAGCTATTTGCCAGATGAGCCGTTATAGGTCACCAATGGCTGTATACGTCAAGCTCCTCCAGTAGAAGACAATCAAAAAATGAAAGCAGGACGTATGCTAGAGCCACTTATAGCTGAATGGTTTGCAGAAGATACAGGATATAAAGTATGGCGGCAAAATGCAATATTTCAGCATCCAGAATATGATTTTATGCTAGCTAATATTGACCGATGGCTACCAGGTCAAAATGCAGGATTAGAATGCAAGAACACGGCTGAGTATTGTCGGAATGATTGGTCAGGAACACAGGCTCCTACAGAATATATCCTTCAGTGCAATCACTACATGGCTGTTACAGGAGCAGATAGATGGTTTATAGCAGTGCTTATCGGTGGTTGGGATTTTCAGTGGCGAGTCATCGAACGAGATGATGAGTTAATCAAAAATCTAATTACGGTGGAACGTGAGTTCTGGAATAGCCATATAAAAGCAAAAGTACCTCCAGCATACTCTCAACAAGACACTGAGTATCTGAGTGACCAATATCTTGAATCTATCTCACGATCCATCATTGAACTTCCAGAAGACGCCTATGACAGTATACAGATGCTTTATCAAGCAAGGGCCGAAAAAAAAGATGCAATGAAACGCGAAGAAACAGCCGTGAACCAGATCAAAGGATACATGAAAAATCACGAATTAGCTTACTTTCAAAGTGAGTTAAAGTTCTCTTGGAAAACCGGAAAGAGAAGTAGAACATTCAGGGTTATCGGAGGAGACGAATAAGAATGACAACGGATAAAAAAGTAGATCAATCTAATATCTCAAAACAACTTGCTGCTAGAACGCAAACTAAAGGCGAAAATTTCAACATGATAATCAAAAAGGAGCTTGCAGATAACTTCCAAGCTATTAAATCAATCGTTCCAAAGCATATGACACCAGAGAGGCTTGCGAGAATAACACTAACAGCAATCAGTCGCACTCAAAAGTTAGCTGATTGCACGCCAGCATCAATAGTAGGAGCTGTAATGAATTGTGCAACGCTTGGACTTGAACCTAATTTAATGGGACATGCGTACCTTGTTCCATTTAAGGATAACGAAACTGGAAGATGGGAATGCCAATTCCAAATCGGTTACAAAGGGCAGATCGACTTGATACGGCGCACAGGTGATGTATCAAAAATCTATGCAGAAACAGTGTACGAAAACGATTTGTTTATCTACTTAAAAGGCGAAGATAAGAGGTTGGTTCATGTCCCGTTCGACATGTTACATCTACTAGAAAATTTTCAGCCTAATAAGGATGACTTCTTAGAAATCATGATGGATCAAGCAATTACCCGTATCAAAGAACGGAATCCTAAAGATGAAGGAAAAGCAGTCAGATATTATTCAGCTTACAAGTTAAAGGACGGCGCATTTGATTTTTTTACTCTCACAGCAGAGCAATGTCAGCAACACGCTACGAAACATTCGAAGTCAAAGAAAAACGATAAGCTCGTGGGGCCATGGGTAAATCACTTTGATGCTATGGCAAAGAAAACATGCATTAAAGAAATGGCAAAATACATGCCTATCAGTATTGAAGTACAAGAAAAATTAGCTCTTGATGAAGCAGTGTTGAAACCGCGTAGGGATAACGGAAGTGAATCAGACAATATCTTTGATGCAGATTACAAAGTGATAGAAGTAGAGGAAGAAACGAAACCAGATACACAAGAAGAATCAGCATAAGAATGGGGTTGATCACATGGGAATGTTTGATGAAGTAAGAGCCGTACCAAAGCCAGATTACAAGCGTAGAACAAAAAAACGGGTAGATCAGGGGAGAATTACTCCCCAGGTCTACAAAGAAGTAATGGTGCGAGACAAAGGGCGTTGTGTGCTGTGTGGTAAGACGACATGGTTACAAGCACACCACATCATTTTTAGAAGCGAGGGAGGCACTGGAGAGGCCCATAACCTCGCCTTAGCTTGCGGACCATCTACTCAAACAGGCACGTGCCATTGGAAGGCTCACCACACGAAAGAAGGGCGTCAAGCGTTTCGGAATTATCGAGAGAAAGTATTGCTCCCGTACTACACAAATGGAGCGTCGTAGAGGTGAGGACATGATCAAATGGCTGAGACTTTATCCAGAAATATTAGTTGACCCGAAATTACGAAGATTAAACGCAACACAGAAATGGTTATGGATTGCAGCTATGTGTGAGGCATCTAATTCAACAGATCGAGGTCGGTTGTTCATTGCCGATGGCATTGAATACACCGATCAAGATTTAGCCCATGTTGCTGGCCTAACAGCGTCAGAATTAGATCAAGCGAATGGTTTTATTGAAATGTGTGTCACGCTCAAAATGATGGAGCGTCACGTCGATGGTAGCGTGACATTGATCAACTTCATGAATCGACAATATGAAAAGCCATCTGATAAACCAGAGAACACAAGAGAGAGAAAAAGGAAACAACGCGCTAAAGAAGCAGAAGAGAAGAAAAAGCAGAAAGAGTCAGAAGAGAAAAAAGCTAATGATGACGCTGGTTCTACTGATTCTAAGCGTGACGGTCACGAAGTAAAAGAAGGCAAGTCACAAGATGTCACGCCAAGTCACGCTATATATACAGATACAGATTCATATACAGAATCAGAAATATATACAGATAATACACCACCTCCTAAATCCTCCTGCGAGGTGGTGGAGGTAGGTGGTAGAGATTTATACGTATACAACAGTACCTTTGACCAATACAAAAAATATTTCGTTTTCGAGCCAACTTTCATCATGACGGAACTCTTACATAGTTACCTCGATGACGGAATAGAAATGTCAGCTATTGCTTGGGCCATGAGAGAGGCAGCAGAGAAAGGAAAGGATTGGAACTATTGCAAGGGCATTATTAATAAATTCCCATCAAGAGGCATTAAAACAGCCGAACACGCTGAACTAAATAAGCAAGATCATGAGCGTTCCAAAGCAGAGAGGGCTAACCATTTGCAAGTTGTACAAGGCAAAAAAGGATATGGCAATAGACCAGTTCTGCAAGACAAATACCCAGCTGCTGTTCAACGCCAGATAGATCGAGAGCAACAGGAACAACCAACACGCGTTACACAAAAGCAAACGATCATGGATGATCCCGAGCTGAAAGAATTATACGAATCACTAAGACAACCAAGGAGGAATCAAGCATGAATCAACTAGTCTTTATTCAAAACAATCAGGTGTTCACAGATAGTCTAAAAATCGCAGAGGTCTTTAGAAAATCCCACGACAATGTAATGCGTGATATCCGAAATCAAATGGAAAAATTGATTGAAGCTGGTGAGAAAGAATGGGGTACCCTCAACTTTTTGAGGAGACCCATTACATACACCCTCAAAACAAGCAAATGTATCCTAAATACAATCTAACAGAAGATGCTTTTGCTCTAGTAGCCATGAGTTATGTAACACCAGAAGCAATGAAAATGAAAATTCGCTTCTTAAAACAATTCAAACAGATGAAAGAAAAATTAAATCAAAACAAAGTGGTTCCTTTGAATGATCGACAAGCTCTTATTCAATCTCTCAAACTCACAGCAGAAATGGTTGAGGAAATGGAAGAGGTTAAAAGCATTACACAAACACACGGTCAAAAACTCAGTGAACTAGAGTATAAGGTAGAAAGGCAAATTACGTTGGATAGTGGTCAACAGCGTAATTTACAAAAAGCAATTGCTCGAAAAGTGTACGAGCTGGAAATAGATCAAGAACGCAGAAGTGAATTATTTCGACAACTGCATCGAGAGATAAAAGATCGTTGGGGAGTATCGAGTTACAAGGATGTACGTCGTAAGGAGTTAGAGCAAGTTTTACGTTATGTTGATGCTTGGATGCCACGTAAGGTTTCTTAAAACTAACAATGGCGTAGACCTTTGGCAAATAAAAAAATCGGAGAGTGAGGATTGATGGATACACAGGACAATCAAATAGTTAAATAAATATTGAACAAAGAGCAACTAGATTGGCAGAAACAAGTCATTCGTGAGGAGATGGACACTGATGTTAAATGATACTGATTTTAAACCATTTAAAGAGAACAATATTGATCTGGAACCACTTTTCGAAAGGCAGCGCCTACTAAATGATTACATCATCAAGAAAAAAGGATTGGAAGATCAAGACCTATGGGATAACACAATCCTTGCTTTAAGAGTTGAGCTATCTGAGTTTGCTAATGAAGTAAGGTGCTTTAAGCACTGGTCTGATAAACCTATGAATCGAGATAGGGCGCTTGAAGAGGCAGCCGATACTCTTCATTTCTTCCTATCCTTAGGGATACATCTAGGCATACCGGATAAATGGGATTGTAACGTTCAAAGAACTTTAAGGGGATCTGATGCTACTGATTTGTTCAACCGTATCTTTGACAAGCTATCAACAAAAATGGATGAATGGGATTTCTTCGATGCTATTGCAGACTTTATAGCATTAATCTACATGCTTGGATTCACATGGTATGAAATCACCGAAGCCTATATAGATAAATGGCAAATCAATATCTAACGTTCAGGAGAGTGGGGTAGCTTCTGATTCCAATCAAACTTCAACGGTTGCCCAACAAAACGGTAATTGACGACCAAACTACGAGATCAACTCATAGAGAAGAAAAGAAGGCAAAGAGTACGAGCATAAATATGATTGGAGTACTTACGGGATGTAAAGGGCAAGCAACCAAAAGCAGAGTTTGATGTAATAACCGCGGCTCGCTCTTCGCTTATATTAGTCGGAGTCCAAGACTGAATACTTTATTGGTGAAGTTGTATCAACACTACCTACAGTCACATCCAAAAAATCCTGTGCATCCACGGTAGCATGCTTCTTTATTTGGACTTTGTGCACAGAATATCTTGCAGAAAGGCCAAACAGTCCAACAGTACAAATAATCAGACCAACCGCATTCATCAGGCGGGGGTGGAAGTGGTAGGGAGCATGGTCGTTTGAAGCAGTAGTTTCCAGTAGGATAGTGTATACAACAGTACTCTGAATATCCTGTAGGAGAACTGGGATCTGGTTCGCAATATCCACAGGTTATGGGACAGTCTCGATTTAAATACTTGCAATTACATTGCCTTATGCAATCAGACCTTGCTTGTTTATTCTCCAAACGGAAGCATTCCTGAACGCAGGATAGGTGATTTGAGAAAACTTGCGGCATCTGTATAGCTTCTATTGGTTGACTTGGAGTGATAGCCATTTGGTGGTTTTCACAAATTGGCGGTGCTGGATACCCATATTTTAAAGGATAAATTGGTTGTATCGAATTTATCTGTGGTACTTGCTGTGCTTTTGCTCCGGTCTTCCGATTATAAAAATTATAATTTTCTTGGTTCTTAATCATAAATACCTCCAATTGCCCAAGATTTAGAATAACTTATGAGCAATTAACCGAGATGGATTGGATAGGTGCCTATTTATTTAGAAATTATTAATTATTTAGCTATGCTCAGGCGTTGCGAGTTGGGAGTAACGACAACTTCAGATACGACGAAAGAAGATGTAAATATCAAGGACTCACATTTGTCATACATCGGACATTCCCTATAGGTTAGTGGTAAAAGCCTAAACAGGGCGTAGTAGGAGAAAGCGTGAAACAGGAAACGAACTTATGGCCATGCTCCGGTCGGACAATATTAGGCTGTAAATATGACCCTATGATTCTTTCGTCATCTCCCATAAACAATGTTATCAGTTGGATCGAAAATCGAAATGTCTGCAGCGATGTCAAGCGGCTGTGGCCAATCAACTAACACATAAAAATTAACTTCACCGTCGGACGGTGTAATGTTCTGCACGGTAATACTTGCGCTCCCAAAAATTCGATTAAAAGCCGCACCAAATATACCACCTAAAGGTCGTGCTTGGCTAACTGAAATGTGGATAACTGAGTCGCGTGTAATATCAGGATTTGCTAAACGAAGGTGGACACGCCCTCTTCTTTGGGGCACATGCAGGCGAACAGTATACTTATACATTTTCAATCTCTCCTTCTACTTGTGAATAACTGATATGTGTGTACCATCATATGGAAGTCAGAAGGAGTATGATACTTGCCCATCTTATGTTTGGGCGCAGGAGTGACGAGGCTCAGGCGCTGCGAGAGTATCAAATAATAAGCATATGCAAATGTGTTAGCTGAAAATATTGCATTCTCTTATTTCTAGCTCTCTCGACAGTTTAAGCAAGAAATAGCAGAGTTTCATTCGCGGAAAAAAATTTAATATTTTCAATTATATTTATACTCTTTTAACTTTACTAAATTTTATTTACCATTATAATCAATAATTACCATGGTAAAATTTATAAACGGAGGTTAAAATTATGAAAAAGATTTTTGCACTATTCTTTACTGTCGCAATGTTGTTTGGTGCTGTTTTACCTACTTTGACGCCTAATACGGCACAAGCAACTGGTCTCACTCTTTATATGTATCTATTGGAAGGATATGAAGATGCAAAAGAAGAAGGCGAGGAAACTGGCAATCATGAAGTTGTAGATGATAAAAGAGTTTTGCCGACTAAAGGAGATAGATTGTCTTCAAAAGATTTAGTTAAAAAAGGTGAGTTAGTGCAACGTAGATACTATGATCACACCGGTAAAGCCGATATGGATATTGACTATACTAATCATGGAAACGCAAAAGAGCATCCAAAAGTACCTCATAGACATGATTGGAATTGGAAGAATACTCCTCCAAGAGGAGATGGGTACTAGAAGTACCAGAACCACCAAATGGTGGTTCTTCAGCGTGTAGACAAAATACCGAAAGGTATGGAGGTCTGCACGCTTTTTTGTTGAATGTATGAATATAGCAGAAAGGAGTGAGTTACTTGTTAAAAAGACAAGATGCAGAAGGCCGTTACCAACTGTCCTTTGTTTCGTTAGATGAACTTGTCCCTTCTGATCATTTAGTTCGTAAAATTGAGAAAGCAATTGATTTTACTTTTATATATGATCTTGTAAAAGACAAATATTCGGAAGATAATGGGAGACCAAGTATCGACCCTGTTGTGCTAATAAAGATCGTATTTATTCAATATTTATTTGGTATAAAATCTATGCGTCAGACAATTAAAGAACTGGAAACGAATGTAGCTTATCGGTGGTTTATCGGTTATGACTTCACTCAACCAGTACCTCATTTCTCTACCTTCGGTAAAAATTATGCTCGCCGTTTTCAAGATACAGATCTCTTTGAAACCATTTTTGCACATATTCTTGGAGAAGCTCTTAAGCATCGATTTGTTAATTCTTCTGTTATGTTTATTGATTCTACTCACGTAAAGGCTAATGCGAATAAGAAGAAATACAGAAAGACCATAGTTGAACAAGAACCTAAAAAATATCTATCTTATTTAGAAGAAGAATTAAATCAGGATAGGATCGATCACGGAAAGAAACCCTTGCCAAAAAAGTCTGAGTCTATACAAAAGGAAGTGAAGTTGAGCACTACTGATCCTGATAGTGGTTGGTTTATTAAGGATGAAAAAGAAAGATTATTTGCATACTCCTTCCATGCCGCAAGCGATAAGAACGGATTTATATTGAGTGCAAAAGTAACAGCTGCTAACGTTCACGACAGTCAAATGTTTCAGGATGTATTAAATCAAGCTATTCATCAAGTAGGAAAACCCTATGCAGTAGCAGTAGATGCAGGCTATAAAACCCCTTATATTGCTAAAACCCTCATTACTTCTGGTATACGTCCTGCAATGCCATATACACGACCACGTACAAAGGAGGGATTCTTTAAGAAATACGAATATGCTTATGATGAATATTATGATTGCTATGTTTGCCCTGCAAATGAAGTATTGTCTTATGAGACAACAACCCGTGAGGGGTATCGAATATACAGATCGAATCCATCAATTTGCAAAGATTGTGCCTTTCGGAACCAATGTACAAATAGCAAGGATACAGTGAAAAAAATCAGTCGTCATATATGGGCAGAATATATAGAAGAAGCTGATCATCTTAGACATACACTCAAAAATAAGGAAATCTATTCAAAAAGAAAAGAAACGATTGAGCGAGTATTTGCAGATTTGAAGGAAAAGCATGGCTTGAGATGGACCACTTTACGAGGGATTAAAAAAGTGACCATGCAGGTGATGCTTGTTTTTGCTTCTATGAATTTAAAAAAGCTCGCTACGTGGCTTTGGAATCCTGAAAAGGAGAAGCGTAAGCTTCTTCAACTACTAACCTTTTACCAGCAAAAAATAAAACAAACTCCCCTTATAGCAGTAGCTTAAGAAGAGTTTGTCCACAGCCTGCAGAACCACCAAATGGTGGTTCTTTTCTTTAATTTAGTGTATAAAGGGTAATAGGCATTCACTTTATTGAGTTGATTTTAGATTGATTTATATCCCTATTTTGTGAGGAGAAATGTAATGGACTATACATACAAGCAATTTAAATCGGATTTACTAGACGGGAGAGAAGTGGAGTTTAAATATAAGGGAGACGATTATTCAATTACGAATACAAAAAACGGTTTTTGTTTTTGCAAATTTTACGAGGACAGTGTGTGTTTTACCACCCCTCAAGAACTTATTGATAAAGTTAGAATTGATGGGAAATCTTTTGAAGAAATTTTTAATTTAAATGAGTTTGCATTGGAAGTATTGTATTAAGAATCTAATTAGGCACATAAGCACCCAAGTGGTGCTTTTTCTTTTGCAAAACAAACTCAATAGGTGGTGGTGATAATGTAAATGGCTAGAGTAAGAAGTCCAAACCGCGACAAAGCCTTGGAGCTATGGCTCGAAAGTAGCGGAAATATTAGCAATCGAGAGCTTGCTGACCAACTAGGCGAAAAAGAAAAAACAATAAGCAACTGGAAAAGCCGAGACAAATGGAATGTAGTACTACAATCAGGTCAATGTAGTACTACAATGAAAAGTGAGTCAAACGCTGAGCTGTGTACTGAATCATGATGTTTTCCCACAACATATCAAGAGGGGACTTAGTTTCAATCTCTTCTATAATCTCGGCTACATCATCAGGGAAGTATCTACGAAAAAAGCCGTGGCTTACCGCGTTGCTGTTCCTCTTGGGTGCAGCTCCTCCGCGATTGCCTACGGCGTTTTTATTTCCCTCTGGTGCCCCAACCGATCCGGCAATTGCTAAACTGCGAGCTGGTTGGCGTGTGGATATCTTGGAGCGGAATGGCAAACAAACACAGTGGATTGTAACGTCTAGTAGTGCTCAAAGCAAAGGAATGGAATATATGATGGACCTTTCCTTGGAAAGTAGGTAAAGCCTATGCAACAAGCGATTAATCGATTAATTACCCAAGCGAGAAGTGGCATAAGTGATACCCAGATTGAATTTGGTGTTCTACAAAGCTATGTTCCTGTGGTCATTAAATTGGATGAGGACCCTGCGCCTCTAAAAGAGGTGGAGGATGATCTAGTATTTTTTAAGGATGAGCTATTCACAGAACTTCAATTGGGAGCAAAGTACGCTTTAATGCGATGCACCAATGGTCAATATTTGGTGCTAGGGGAGGTGCGGTAATGTTTCCAGTATTTGAAGAAGACAGGGAAGTGAAGGAGGAAAAGGAGACGACTCCATGGAGGTATAAAATGGATTGGTCTACTAGGCAGCTTGTCAAAGGAGCAGCAATTAGATGAATACCGTTTCTTGCAGTGGTTTTTACCTTGGTCTGATGGGGAATTTCTGGATGCTTGGGGAGTATTTTTAGTCTTATCCAGAAAAGAAAATGAACCAGACGATTTGTATTTACAACGATTAATGGAAAAGGCGGCCTCTGAAGAGGGGAGGGGCGCTGAATCTGACTACAAACGATGGATAAAAGAAGTCGTTAATGTAGGCGATCCGTTTATTTGGGGGGAAGCGCCAAACACTGTTCACATTGCTTTGATCAGTCAAGACGGGATGCCAGCAAGTGAGGAGCTTATTAAAAAGCCGTAGAAAAACATTTGGCTTTACCAGACAAGCATCATATGAACGATAAAATCATTGTAAAGCCTGCTCCAATAATTGAAATTACTGTCTCAGGTAAATTGCTCGAATGGGAGCATACAACCGATCTTACCGCCACTATTGCACAGATTGAAAGCAATATACGTGCTTATGTTTCTGCTCAGAAAACAAAGATATTATATTCCGAGATTTACCGTCTGTTTAAAGTACCAGGTGTCATTGATTATAGTGAGGTCCAGTTAAACGAGGGTCAAGCTAATATCCCTATATCCTTTGCTACGATTCCCATTATCAAATCGGTAACGGTGACAGCGATATGAGGATGATTCCAGAGAGATATAGAGAATGTTTGCCGCCATACTGGTATGAAAACATAGCTACTATTCAGCATTTTGATGGAGCTGGCGGGGAGATAGATTACCAGCGAGGTAAGAAAACCGATCTGGAGCAACAAATGAATATCCAAACAGCCACATGGGGCTTGGTGTTTTGGGAATACATGTTTCAGGTTGTGCCAAAGTTTGGAGATTCCTATGAGACAAGACGGGCGAGAGTAATTGCAAAGTACCGACAGGTTAATCCATTTACTCCTGCTATGGCAATAGAAATAACTCAATTATTTATCTCACCAGATGGAATAGACCGAATTGGGATAACAGAAAGCCCAGATACAGGTTATTTCTATATCTCGGTTCCCCTATGGTCAATTTATGACATTGCTTCATGGGTACATGATATTCATAAGCGAAAGCGGGTTCCCCATGTTTTTATGCCGCAGTTAGCAAGCTACGATCGAATTGAGTTCGTTGAGACTATCAAAGTAAATCAGCGGAGATATCACAAGGTTCATGAGTTTCGAGTTCGCATGACCCCTCTTACATATCAAAATGAGGTGATTATTGATGGATAAAGCCTATTTGGAAAGGGTTGTAGAGGATTTGGCAAAGAGAGCGTCTACCCTTATATTAAATAACCAAACTGTCCAATTGAGGTCTATCAAGCAGGAGGGAGGTAATGTCATTGTGATCACAGAACCAGTGATCGGAATAACCAAAGTGTCCTCTTTGAAGCTATTGGACGATTTAGGGAATCCCATAACTGAAAGGACTGCGAACATAGATGTGCTGGACGATCAATCGTTGGAATTTCGGTTCGAATTTGAAGTGAGAGGAGTGAAAGAGTAATGCCGTACCAAGCAAAGCTTGACTGGCAGGGTGATGATCCTGTCATGGAGACAGATATTAATCGATGGGAAAAAGGGATTGACGATGCGCACAAGCTACTGGAACAGCATACGGTAGCGATTGCTGCGCTCCAGATCGAGGTACAGACGATTAAAGACGCATTGTTTAATAATTTTACAGGGAATGTGTTCTTCGAGAATTTTGTGACCTTAAATGACGTGAGCCTAACAGAAGGCTGGTATGACGAGGTTAACAAAAGGTTGGTGGTATAGTGGCAACGATAAAAAAACTTGAAAAACAATTCGATGAATTATCATATAGCGCACAAACACACACTTTAACCATACCAGGCCTAAATAGTATTAAGTCTGTAACGGTTAACACGGGGACGGTATCATATAAAGTGAGCGGCAATACTGTAACGTTCACTTTCTCCGGAGGTTCCCACACTCGTTGGGCACAGTCAGGTGGCTCCTATGTACCTTCTGAAACTAAAGTGGTAACTACTTCGCAAACAAGCTCATCCAATTCCTTTCCAGGTAGTATACCGTATAACGAAGGTGGATTCAGCGGAAATCTAGGTAAGAGTGGAAGCCCAACTGAAACACTAGTAAGTGGGTCTCCTGGAACCAGTAAGTCTGTATCTAAAAGCCATACGGTATCAAGTGGAAAAATGAATTCTTGTCCTGAAGCGGAGAGAAGTGCGGAAAGATCGTTACCTAGTTCTATCCCATACAATGAGGGGGGACTTAGCGGAACTTTATACCGCACTGGTTCCGTTTCTTTTGGGGCTTGCACCCGATCTGGACGTAACCCAGATGAATATTGGAGTATGACAGCAACGGCAACATATTCAGGGATGGCAACGAGACCTTCTACAGCAGTTTATAGATACACACAAGTATATAGTGGTCCTGTAACGAAATCCGGATACGATACAAGAAGCTATACCCATTACTATCAGTATGCGGTAACTATCGAGTATTCCGATAACTCTAATCCGAATATCAAACTCACGTCTCCACCCCAAAACCAAATGCTTGCGGAAAATGCTACGTTGGGTATTAAGGGGCACGTAACCGACACCGACAAGGACAACGTAGTCACAACAAAATACCGTATCGACAACGGTACGATAAGGGCGATTGCTTCCGGAGTGTCAGACGGATCAACGCCTATTTCTTTTGTCAAGAATTTACGATACAGCAACAAACGCATTTGGGATGGCACAACAGATATAACAGGCTCTGACCTAACCGAAAACACCGATTACACTCTATCTGTTTGGGCTGAAGATGACCAAGGTGGTAAATCTACCGTGTTTGGATTTACGTTCCGAGTCGTCCACAACCGACCACCCGTTATTAGCGGTCAAAATGAAGACCTTGGCACACTTAGTTCTGTTCCTTCAAAGAAATACACTGTCACAGAGCCAGAGGGTGACACGTTTACCATCACGGAGAAAATCAATGGTAAGGCAATCCGTACATTCGCTGGAACTGACAAAATGGAAAATACGTTGACTATCCCACTGGACATGTGGCTGCGGCTCTCTTTAACAGAAGCCCACACATTAACGATCGAGGCAACCGACAGTAAAGGCTTGAAGTCGACTAGGACGTTTACTTTCCATCGATCAGCCGACAAGATAGCATTCTCTCTAAAGAAACCTTTTGATACCACTATCGCTGCTAAACGTATTCTTATAACGATTGATGCGACAGTTCCTCCTGGTGCAGATTATAAAGTCGAGGTGTGTAACAATGCGTTTGACGATTCGCCTACGTGGGAAGATGCCACTAACAACGTCAAATTCAACCGTGGCTTTATCTTCACCAACAAGGAAAAAACAGCAGAAAAATGGGGCGTTAGTGTGCGCTTTGTTTTTGTTAAAGGAGTTGCAACTGAGTCTGTGATTGTAAAAGGATTCGGAGGTGCATTCGATTGATTTTAATGAAACCTATGGATTTAGATGAATTGGAGAAAGAGCGGGAGAAGGGTAAAATCTCGCCAGAGTTAATAGAAGCCTATGAAGCTATTGCTCAGTTACAAGAGATGGTAACTAGAATGGAAGCAAAAATAAAAACACTAGAAGGAGAGAAGTAGAAATGGTTAAAGCGTATATGATTCCTGTGTACAGCCTATTGGTAAAAGTCGGTCGCAGAGAAATTGAATCTTTACCAGAAGTTTATAGGGTTCCCGTAGCAGAATATTTAGTTGAACAAACTGAATCATAAAACGCCTTTTCCGATCTGGAGAGGCGTTTTTTCGTGGGGAGCTGCGGCTCCCTATTTTATTTACCCCAAGGGGTATGATAAGGAGAGGAAAAGCATGGAAGAGAGCGTAATGAACACATTGCTTCAACAGGGCCCGTTCGCTGCTCTGTTTGTTTGGCTGTTATTCTCTACAAAAAAGGAAGGAAGAGAGCGCGAGACCCAACTAGTGAAACAGGCTCAGACACGCGAAGCCAAGCTCATGGAGCATAACGAGCGGATGGTAATTCAATTAGAACGTAATACCACTACATTGCAACAGATCGAACGCAGTCTAAACGGCTTAGAAAACGAATTACAAGAGCTAAAAGAAAAGGTGGGCTAATGATGATAGAAATTGGTTTAGTAATTGCAGTCGTAATGGCGTCAGGAGCATGGTTGAAAACACGGAGCTGGTTCCCAAACGATTACATTCCTCTTGCTATTGTTGTGATGGCGATAGCTTATAATGCGATCAATGCTTTACTCTACGGTGGCGACTTACTCGAAGCTGGCAAGATTGCGTTTCTTGAGGCAACAGCTGCTATTGGGATTCATTCGGGTACAAAAAACTCGTTCCAGAAAAGAGATGTGGAGCAATGAGACCACAGGACTTTATAGACAAATTAGCCCCTATTGCTATCCATGAAATGCAACGTACCGGTATCCCTGCATCCCTAACCATTGCACAAGGGATATTAGAATCAGGATGGGGAGCTTCCGAGCTGGCAGTTAATGCAAATAACTGGTTTGGCATTAAGGGAGTCGGACCTGCAGGTAGTTACGAAAGGGATTCTCCAGAAGAAGAACATGGAAAGAAAATAACAAGGAAATCTCCTTTTCGTAAATATCATGACTGGGAAGATTCTGTGTGTGATCATTCGGAGTTTTTGTTGAGACCACGTTACGGCAAGATTATTAACACCGATTGGCGTACTGCTTGCCATGAGATTGAGAAAGCAGGATATGCAACAGATTCACAATACGCTGAAAAGCTTATCAAACGAATCGAAGAGTACCAACTTTATAAATATGACCAGGGAGTTGATAGAGTGGCCACACCTATTTTAATTATCGATCCAGGACATGGAGGTACTGACTCAGGTGCAGTCGGGAATGGAATGAGGGAAAAAGACCTAACTCTCCAAATTAGCTTGTACCAATTTAATAGATTTAAAGAGCCAGGATTGCCAGTTGCTATTACAAGAACAGCAGATACTACCCTGATGCCCCCACAGCGCACAGGAGCGGTTAAGCAGAGTAGGGCTAAGTATTGCATTTCAAACCATATAAACGCTGGTGGTGGCGAAGGTGTGGAGGCTATCCACTCGATTCATGCTACTGACAAGCTGGCAAAAGTGCTCGTTCAATCAGTCGTGGATTGCGGCCAGAAATTCCGTAAGGTGTATAGTCGCCTGGGGAATGTTGGTACTGACTACTATTTCATGCATCGAGAGACAGGCACTGTAGACACAACGATCATGGAATATGGTTTTATCGACAATACGGGTGACGCAGCACTGTTAAAAGCTAACTGGGAGATGTATGCAGAGGCTGTTGTCAAAGCATTTTGTGGATACGTGGGACATCCGTATAAACCAAAAGGAGGAGTTGCATCTATGAGTGATCTAGATAAATCATTAGAGGTTCTTGTAAAAGCTGGCATCATTAAAACGCCTGAATATTGGCAAAATAACGCCACCAAAGGTGGAACCGTACTAGGTGATTATGCTGCCACGTTAATTATCAATATGGCTAAAAAATTAGGTTCTACTTAGTTTGAAGAGATTTTATTAGTAGGTGATACTATTGACCGATGAACTCATGAAAGAACATTGTAAAAGAATACTTAGACGAATTGCTTGGCGCTTACAATACACCTCTAAAAAACGCAGTATTAGTGAAACAACAATGATTGAACCACGATTTGGTGAAGATACGATGGAAACTGTAGCCTCTCAACTCTATGTACAACAGTTATTAAGTGAACTTCCTGAAAAAGCACGTTTTATCATCAGAAGTACCGTAATTGACGGAATGACTGAAGAGGAAGTAGCTAGAAAATTAAACATCACAAGACAAGGAGTTAATAAATGCAAAATAAAATATCTAAGGTTACTAGCAAAGAGAATAACTCGTTCTATATAATGCTAAAACGTGCTCAAACTGGTGATAATCAGGCTTCGATGGAAATCATTGGATATCTTGAACCGGACATGGAATATCTCGCGTGTTTTATTAAAATGTCAAGGGAGGATAGCATTCAGGAAATGAAGGTTGCCATGATAGAAGCTATTCGCAAAGGCGATATTTGGCCAAAGAGTGCTTGATACTCTCCGATATCTAAAGGTAGTGGTTTTACGTCGCAATTAATAAAAATAAATTAGTTGCTATTTCCTTTGATTTTTTACCTAGATAAGTGAAAGGTGATTCTGGCCAGATTATCTTATCTTATACTAGTAGGTGAGTTTAATAAATGAGTAGAATTTTAAAAGGTAGAACAATTATTATTGATCCAGGGCATGGTGGGCGATTCGATGGAAAGACCAATCGTGATAGAAAAGAAAAAGATATTACTTTAGAAATGAGTAAAATTCTTAGAGATAAACTAGAGGAAAAAGGTGCAACGGTTTATTTGACTCGTACTCGGGATACAGATTTTGGTGGCAAAGATATCAACGATGATATCAATAAACGAGTAAAGTACATTAATAAAAAGTTTTCTCGAATGGATGTATTAGTCAGTATTCATGTAAACACTGAATACGGTCGAGTTGGTGCATTTCATCATCCCGACGCAAAAGCCTCCAAAACTTTGGCTAAAGATATTGCCATTAATAATGATATGAACTATTACGAAGAGGACTTTGCAATACTACGAGACACTAAGGCCAGTGCAAAAACGTTACTTGAAATTGGCCAAATTGATGAAAGCTGGTTAGATAGTTCCCGAGAATTATCTTACGTTGCTAAAAATATTGTAAGAGGTATTATTGACTATTTTGATGATTTGCGAACAGCACGTTGGTAACTTAAAAGTCATAAGAGTATATAGAAGCTATAAAAAAAGGTTGAGCGAAATTAGAACTGCTCAACCTTTTTTGTAAAGAGGACGGCTTAACAAGGGATTAATTTTTTTAAGTCAACCCTTTATTAAATTTAGTTATTCTTTCAATAAATGCATCGATTTTGTCAAAATGTTTAATGTGCAATTCGGCTTTACCACCTTCAGTATTGTTTTTTACATAATAAGTTTCAAGAATGATTGTTTTTAGTTCTTGTATTAGACCCTTGATTTCAATTAGCTCCTTTGATTTATTATTACCAACTGAAGCACTAATATTTTCAAAATGTGAAAAAATCTCAGTAAATTTAAAATAGATTGTTTGTAAGTCCCCGCGACCTATAGCAGTATCAATGGTTGATGAGAACTCTTTTATATTTTCAAGTTTCTTTTTTACATTAATAATAATATCAGTGCTTTTCTTATCTGAATTAAGCAAGTCTTGTATTTCATCGTAAGTAGTTAAAAGAAGAAATAAATTATGTCCTGCAAGAATTTCCAGTCTTAATTCAAGTTCCTTTTTTTCGGTTTGAAGATTAATTGCATAAATGCAAATCAATAGAAAGAGTACTACTATACCGATTTTCTTTGCCATGTAATTACAACTCCTCTATTTAATACCTTATTGTCCTAATCTTATGGACGATTATTCATTTCCAAAAGTTTCATAAACCAGTAACTTTTCTTCTTCGTACAAACATTACAATAGTAGAGGGACTGAGAAAATTTTGAATGAAGCATGTTTTTCTATTCAATCCGTTTACTCTTTTACGCAATAAGTACATCTTTGTTCTCATCATCATATTTCGTTTTATATTCTGGGGAGAAGGCAATCCTTCTTGTTGTTTATAAGCATCTCTCTAAGGTTATGAATTACATTATTGGTATAGAAAATAGGACACTTCAAGGTCAATGGACTTTCTATAATCAAATGGGAATGAAGGATAAGGCTGTTAGGATCGGTCAATTGGCAGATGAACTAAGGGTTGCTAGTGGGCAAGCAAGAAAGAATTAA